GACATCGGCAGGCCAGCGGTCGATCTCATCGCCGCCCAGGAACCGGATCGGCATCGACGCCAGGCCGCTCGCCGCATTGGCCCCGCCGAGGATCAGGAAACCGCCGGTGAACTCCTTCATCAGCTGCGTGTTGCCGCTGTCGCGCTCACGCGGCGCCTTCACCTTCTCCTGCAGGCTCGGCGTCGCCTCGATCATCGGCGCGATCCTCATCTTCGAGTACCGCTTCGCCATGTCGATCGTCGGCTGCACGAACAGCGCCGGCCCGGGCTGGATGTCCATCACGTAGCCCATCCAGTTGTTCAAGGCCTCCGATTTGCCGCTCTGCGCTGGAAACACCAGCACCACCTCCTGCACCGTGCTCGTCGCGCTCAGGTCGTCCATCGGCTTGCGCAGGTATGGCGTCCGCGACGTCCGCCAGGGCCCGTGCTCGCTGCTCGCCTTGCTGCTCAACACCCGCCGCTGATCCGCCCACTCGCTCACCGTCAGCAGTGGGTCCGGGCGCATCCCGCGCCAGAACGCCAGCAGCGCATCGTCAACGGACGCCAGCGGCACGCACCAACTCCTCCAGGGCCCTCACATGATGCCGGTCGATCACCTGCATCACCGTCGCACGTTGCTCCTGGCTCAACCCGCCGACCGCCGTGGCGATCTCGCCCACCATCTGCTGGGCCGTCCGCATCACCGCATCACGCACCTGCATCCCGGCAGCTGCGAACGCTCGCTCCGCCGCCGCCTTCTCCACCAGCTTGCCGCTCCGCTCCTCGTAATCGAGCTTGAGCAGCATCGCCTTGTAGCCCTCGGCCGCGGCCTTGGCCGACGCATAAGTGCCCGCTCCGCCCTTGTTGCCCGGCGGCGGCATCGGCCCCGGCGCCTCCACATCCTCACCGCGCGCGCGCGCCTTCCCCGTGTTGATCTGCTCCGCCGTGCGCTGCTGATGCGGAGCTGTGTTTCGCTCCCACTCGAGCGCCGCCATTTCTGGGTCGATCACATAGTTGCGCGGGCCCTTGCGCTCCACCGAGCGCTTCAGCCGGCCAGCCTTGATCGCCTTCCGCACCGCCTGCGGGCTCACCCCACGCTGGGCGGCGAACTCGGCAACGCTGATCAGCACAATGCGACGTAGAACCCGGCCTCAACCAGCTTGGTGGCCAGCCCCGCCGGCGCCGGCTGCACCAGCTCGATCGGCGTGTCCAGCCCAGTCATCCCGCGCACCAGCGTCACCAGCTGGTCGATCAGCAGCACCGCATGGCCGCGGCCTTCCAGCATCTCGTCCACCGTTACCTCAGGGCCCACTGAGCCGAAGTCGATTCGCATCGGCCAGCCCTTGACGTGCCCATCAGAACCCCACTGGCAGCCGTAGCGGATGCTTGCTACCTCAATCATCGAACCCCGGCACGAACGGCCGCGGAGACGCCACTGCATCTTGCCAGGGCATCAGCACCGTGGTGCCCGGCGTTGCCTTGCACACCGCCGTCAGGTTCTGGCCCGGCGAGCAATCAATCCACGTCAGCACCAGCGCATCGCCCCACAGCAGTCGTGGCTGTGACACCGCCACGCCATGAAGCTGCAACATGCCGGAGCCGGGCCGTTGCATCAGCTCGATCCCCAGGCGCTCACTCAGCGCCCAGGCCAACAGCTGGCCGCCGCGATCCACGCCATGCACGCCAAGCCGGTCGCGCGGGCAGAGGGCGGCCAGCACATCCACTGCCGCCTCGAAGCCGGCCCAGGTCAGCTGCAGCACCACGGGACGGCTCATCCTTTCTCCGGAACCCACGCCTTATTGAAGCTCCCCGCGCCAGCCTGCGTTGGCATGCCCGAGCGGTTCAGCAGCCTGGTCACCTCCTCGGCCTCCATTCCAAGCCGCTGGCGGATCTCACGCTGCGGCACGCCGTCGTCCACCATCGCGCGCACGATCTCCGCCATCCGCAGCACCGCATGCGTCCCACGGGCTCGGTTGTGCCGGATCGTGCTCATCATCCGGTGCGTCGAATCCAACCGCACCTCCACGACCGGCACCATCCCGCCCGTCAACGCCGACACCCTCGGATCCCCGCTCACGGTCCATCGGTGGAAGCCATCGACGATCACATGCCGCCCGCCATCCGCCGGCAGCACCACCACCGGCTGAGTCCATCCATCTTCCACCAGGCTCGTGATCAGCAGCTCCAGCTCCGGCGCCGCCACATGGTTCGGGTTCCAGGCGTTGCCGATCAGCTTCTCCCGCGGCACCCACCGCACCTTCGACACCGGTTGGTCCTTCACGCTCACCGCTTCACCTCCAGCGCCTTCACCTGGTCGAACGTCAGCCCCTTCCGCTGCGCCGCCGTGATCGCGCGCTGCGTCAGCTGGCCCTTCTTTCGGCCCTTCAGGTCGCCCCGGCTCACGATGATGCAGATGTACTTCCAGCTCAGGCCCGACATCACATCGTCCTCAGCATCCGGGATCGGTCGCGCCGTCTTCTTCCGGTGCATCTTCATCACCGACGCCAGGCCTCGCGCGATCTCGCTTCGCTGCGGCTCCGGATACAACTCCAGCATGCTCAGCGCCCACGCTTTCCACGTCATCCCCGGCGGCGGCTCCTTCAGCCTTGCCCCGTAGAGATCCGTCAACGCATACCGGCCCGCCGTGTTCACCCCATCCACGCGCCGCAGCATCCGCTCCCACAGCTCCGGCCAGCCCTCCGCATACTTCCACAGCCCGCCCAGCGGCTCCTCGCCGAACGGCGGCGTCACACGCTGCAGGCTCACGCTCGTGCCCAGCATCGCCTGCACGTCATAGGACCGGTTGTAGTCCCACCCCTGCTGTCGCGCCGCGCGCCACACGTCCTCAGCCTTCCAGTCGTAGATCGGCTTGCAGTTCACGTAGTACCCCATCCGGGCGTCCGCGATGTAGTTGTCCCGCGTCTTCCGCAGCACCGTCTGCATCCTTCTCGGGCTCTCCTGCGCACGAATCCCCGTCAGGTCCGCCACACGCCCGCACTCCGGTCCGAACAGGCACGGGCCCACGTCATCGACCTGCATCCCCATCCGAAACCGCGGCACATCCGCCGCCGTGATCGCACCCGCCGGCAGCGGCCGGATCCACCGATCTCGCGCCGCCTCGTCCCAGCACACCCACCACGGCTGGCTCCTCGAGCACGCATTCCGGTGCGTCACCGGCAGGCACACCCACCACAGCCGCACATCCTCTCGCCCGCGCACCCGCTCCACATACTCCACCGTCTCCGGGTAGCAGGCCTCCTCGTCCACGAAGTAGACATCCAGCGGCAGCCGGCCCCGCTCGCGCGCCACTTGCGCCGTCAGGTTCAGCACCACCGTGCTGTCCTTCCCGCCGCTGAAGCTCACCACCACACGGTCCACCAGGTCGTAGATCCGGTGCAGACGCTCCAGCGACACCGCCATCACGTCGCGCTCGATCGCCCTCGGCTTCAGCGTCATCGCGTCTGGATCCCCGCCAGCTCCGCCGCCGACACACCGCCCACCATCGTCTTCCGCACCATCGGGTGATCGACATCCGTCGGGCCCGTGTCGCTGTCCGGATGCCAGGCCACCACCGTCAGCCCGCTCTCGGAACCCGTCAGGAACCGGTGCTCACCGTGCGGGTGGATCACGAACACCATCCCCGGCTGCAGCTGCTCGCGTCCCTTCGGCGTCTCGCACCATCCCCGCCCGCGCACCACCATCCCCACCCTCACGCTCGGATGGCTGTGCATCGTCTGCACCGTCCCCATCGGGAACCACAGCCCATTGAGACAGGGATCACCCAGCCGCACCGGCGGCACCAGCAAGCTGTCCGTGCAACCGTCGATGTACCGCAGCCGCCCACGCTCCTCGAGCGGCCCGCCGATCGTCATCATCCCCAGCCAGCCCGCGCGGCTGATTACCAGCCCTCGGCTCAGGTCCGTTCCGACCGGCCGGATCTCGCACTTCCCCGGCACGCTCGCCCACATCCCCGCCGTCAGCACATGCGGCCAGGCCCCTGACTGCCGAACCGTCAGCGCACCGTGCCAGCAGAACACGAACTGCGTCGCGTCCTCTCCCAACACCAGCGCTCCGTCATCCACGCCCCACAGCCGACAATCCGGCAAATCCCTCAGCAACCCATGCGCGATCTCAATCAGCTCCAGGCTTCTGCTCATCCATCCACTCCCTGCAGAGCGTCGCCAGGGCCTCAGGCATCCCTTCCAGCCCCCACCGCTCCTTCGCCATCCGCACCGCCGACAGCACCGACTCCCGGTCATCCCATCGCAGGTTCACGCTGAAGACGTGCCGCTCATCCACCGGCCCGCTCTCGGCCTCAGCCGTCGTGCCGTCATCCTCCGGCTCCGGTGGCGCCGCACCCGGCCGGCCCTCTTCCGGTTCCACCCGCTCGTTCGCGTTGCTGCTCCCGCCGCCGCCCATCTCCTCGAGCACCAGCAGCTCCAGGCCATCATGCAGCCGCTTCAGGTCGTCCTCGTCGAAGCCCAGCACTCGCGGGTCCAGGTCGATCGCCGCCAGCTCCTTCGCCAGCAGCTCCTCGTCCCACGTCGCACCCTCCGCCAGCCGGTTGTCCGCCAGCAGGTACGCGCGCCGCTGCTTCTCATCCAGGTGGTCCAACACCACCACCGGCACCTCCGGCAGGCCCAGCAGCTGCGCCGCCTGGAGCCGCCCATGGCCCGCCAGGATCCCGTCCGCGCTGTCCACCAGGATCGGCGCGGTGAAGCCGAACTCGCGGATGCTCGCGGCGATGCTTTCCACCTGCCGCTCTGAATGGACGCGCGCATTGCGCGCATAGGGCCGCAGCCGCTCCAGCGGCCACATCTCAAGCCGCTTCGCCATCGCCGGAATGTTCTCGATGCTCATGCCTCATCAGGCCATC